CAAGTCTGGGTACCATTCTCTGGATTTGCAGCAGCTGCCATGGGTAATACTGATGCTAACTTCCAGCCTTGGTTTGCACCAGCTGGATTTACAAGGGGCACTCTGGTTGGTGTGAATGACGTTGGCATCTATCCTAAGATGAAGCAACGTGATCAGCTCTATAAGATCGGGTTGAATCCAGTTCCATTCTTCCCTGTTGAAGGTTTTGTAATCTTTGGACAAAAGACACTACTAAAGAAACCAAGCGCATTCGATCGTATTAATGTACGCAGATTGTTCTTGAATCTTGAAGTAGCAACTCGCGATACTGTTAAGTTCTTTATATTTGAACCTAACACATTGTTCACCAGAACGCAAGTTGTAAATGTCTTGACACCTATCTTTGAGAACGCAAAGAATACTGAAGGGGTTTATGATTACCTCATCATTTGTGATGAGCGCAACAATACACCTGAAGTGATCGATAATAATGAAATGAAGGTAGATATCTATCTCAAGCCTGTACGTGCTGCAGAGTTTATCTTGGTAAGCTTCTATGCAACTCGCACAAGTCAAAACTTCCAGGAGTTAGTCTCATAATTAAACCGGAGAATAAATAATACATCATGGCTGACGTAAAACAATTAATTTCCGACTTTTATAGAGTAGCTTCCGCGAGAGACTTTCAACGCGATTTTCAATTTCGTGTTCTGAGCATCACACCCGCAGGCACAACTGTAACATTTGATGAGAATGATCTTGTATATGCAAAAGCAGCAACATTACCTGCTCGTGCCATCAACAATGTTCAAGCCCGTTACATGGGATTGAATTTCAATCTACCTGGCACAGTCAATTATCCAAACAGTGAAAATTACACATTAACATTCTACAACGATTCTAAGAATAATCTTAGACAAAAGTTTGAAGATTGGACACGCGATACATTTAATGATGCCAATAGTACTGGTAATTATTTTACACCAACACAAGCTAGCACCATTGATTTGGTTCAGCTCGACACACAAATGAACAGAGTTGCTCAATATCAACTTGTGGGTGTCAGTATTCGTAATGTTGGTGCAATTGAGTATCCAATCAGTGAAGGCACTGGAACAATTATCAGCTTCCCTGTTGGTTTGGCTTATCACTATTTAACACGCAAAGAAGTCAACGATTAAGATAATCGATTCTCCTAACCAGCCATAAATATATCAAATGGCCGGTCTGAATAATCCAATTACTAATGCCTTTCAAGGGCTTACCGATAATGTTATAGGCATTGGCAGAGGTACAAATCCCCTCAGTCAACCGCAGATAACTAATTTACTTGGATTTAATATACCTGGTGTACCGCTGATCAGTACACGTGATTACTTCTTACTTCAACTTCAAAGCTGGCTGACATCAATACCATTGCAAACACAATGGATTGCCATAGTCGATAGCTTTCCCTATGCCTTGAGAAGTGATATTATTCAAGGGCTCGAAAGAACAGATGGTGGCAAGAAAGGTTTTGATATTGACCAAGCTAAAACATTACTAACGAGTTATCCTTTTCAAAAAGTCATTGGATGTGTATTTGCACAAGGTGCTCAAATCCCCGGTGAAACTTATGATACTGCTGATGTGCCAATTGATAATAATAGGGGGTTTGTGCCAGGTATAGTTTCAGGAAATCGCCGCGGATATGCACAAGTACCATTGCAATTGAGTTTTCTTGAAACCAACACAAGCATTGTTGATTTCGTTTTCCGCCCATGGGTAATGCTGGCCAGCCATTATGGGTTGGTCGCCCGGCCTGGCGATCTTCCTGGTAGTAAAGATTATTTCAATGTAAAAAGTAACATAACTTTATTGTGTTACACACGTAGCTATCAAAATATAAGTCAGATACCGCGCAAAGTTTTTACCTTTTATAATGTTACACCCACTCTTATTAACAATATTAATCTTGACTATCAGGATGAACCCACACAGGCAACAGCATATTCTGTCAACTTTACATACACCAATTATACCATTCAAAATAGCATGTATTTCCCGTTAGCAGATATCATACAAACAGTTGGCAACGTGACCAATGGCAAATACACACCTGTGGTATCACCATTGCAGACAACAAACGCTACAAATAGCAATCCACCTCCCAATGTGGCTGGTTTCTTTTAATTTTTTTTCTAAATTATTACATGGATTTTTATCTCAATTGTTGGGTTCCAACGCTCAGTGGATATGCACGAATTTCTGAATTAAAAAATTCACAATTACAAGTATTGTCAAAGTATATTCTTAATGAAGATCATGCAGGCACAAGCGATTGTTTTGATTTGATATTACAAGACAACTTACAGGACAAAGATGTAATTAAAAATCTTACTAGGTTTGATAAATGGTTTATATTTTGTTTTTTAAGAGCTACAAATATTTCTCCTGTTGTTTACATTCAATCCGCAACCAAGGACGGGGCACCGTGCAACATTGAATTGCAATTGTTTGATTTGCTTACAAAGCTTTCTGAGGCTACTCTCTCCTATAGGTCTATTGTGACGATTGAAGATCTAGATTTTAATATCCAAGCATCAAAAAATCTTTTCTCTGGAAATACACTTGCAGATTCAATTGAATCCATACATGTAAAAGATACAAACACAGTGATTAATGATAAGACTTCATTGCTGCAAGTGGTGAGTGACAACCATGGTATTGCAATTTTAATTAAAGACCATCTGGCAAAACTGGATCAACAGTCCAATTTTAAGTTAATAGAAAATAGAAACAAGGATATAACCATCAAAGATATACCTGTGAGGCTATACGATAATACATTGTTTCTCTTTCTTAGATCAATTTATCTCCCGTTTTGCAGAGGGGTATACGTGAAGCAGTACGATTTAATGAAAAAGTTAAATATTGATTTTAAGAGCATAAAAGATCTTACTCCTCTAGAAGGAGAAATACTTCTCAATCTTCATAACGAAGCAGAAGCTGACAAGAAATCCAAAAGAAATACAGATCGGCATTAATAGAATTACTGTATAAATATAGTATATGGCTGATGTACAGTTAGACAATAAAGGCGATATTACTCTTTTAAGTATTACTGACAAAATTAAGAAGGCAGATCAGACTGCCAGAGAAATGTACACCAGGTTGGATAGGTTCATGGAGGCTTCAGCTAGAAAAGAAAAAAACGCTAAAGACGAAGCTAGTTTGGCCAAATCAAAAGAATCTAAGGATAATGAACAAACTCAGAAAGAACCTGTAGCAAAGCAAGAAATTGCTGAAACTGCTAAGAGCACGGATACTGATGAATTGATGAATAGTGTCATGGGTGAGGTTTCTGACCAACTAAGCAAAGCCAATTTACAAGCAGATACACTGGAGCTGCAAGAAGATTTAAACACAAAAACTATTTTAAATGCTGTCAGTGAGCAAAACAAACAAACACCACCTCCAGTAGTACCGACTGAAGTCAAGACCTCTGAGCCTACCAAACCACAACAGCCTGCAGATCAGAAAGAATCATTCAAAGCTAGTCCTGTTGAGCCTATCAAGATCGAGGTGACAGCGGAACCAAAGCAACCCACAGAACCAGATCAAACAGAGCCACTCAAGGCTACAGAACCTGTAGAAATGTTGACAACCACTGCACCAGTAGCAAGCAAAACATTTGAAGAGGCAAAATTAGATATGCCTGTGGTTTCACAAACACCGGTGATGGAGGTTTCTCCTGCACAGGAACTGCCTGTTGCTGCAACATCACCTGCACCTGAATTGCAAGAAAATACCAAAACCTTGAAACCAGAGATTGCAAAAACAGAACTCCCCACAGTAATAGAAAAGCCATTAGAGGTTGAAACATCCAAAGAACCTGTTGTAGCTGTTACTGAAGCAGTCAATTCACCAGAACCTGCATTGCCTGATGTATTTGAAGCACCACAAGTACTCAAAATGCCACCCACATCCAATAACATAGAAGATTTTCTCAATACACCTCAGGATGTAATACCTGAAATAAGCATGCCTGAGACAGCAGAGACACCAGTCGAGCCGTTTGTTGCAAGTAGAGAATCTACATCTACACAAGAATTTCCAAACATAGTAGCTTCTACACAGGCAACAGAGCGAGAAGCTTCCTTAAATTTAACTGATGAGAGTTTGGTGACGATTGGAAAAAGTCTTGATAATATGTCACAGCAAATGAAGCAAAATCAAGAAAAAATTGCTACTTCGCTGAGCAATCTCAACAGTACTGCGGTAGAAATTTTAAAATTACTACCCACGCTACAGCAACGTAGCAGTGACCAACCAATGAGAGGTGCCTCTAATAGTCGAGTAAACACCATTGATTCAAGTAATATGATAGGAAATTTTCGTGATTCTCTTAACCTAACAACAAAGGGATACAACAGGAATACTGTGTTCCCTGGAAATAATAGTATCACATGAGTCTGTATGCATTTACAAATTTTGAACAACCGTTTCCGCGGTTGCAAGGTGCACCCAGACTAGTACCCGCCGGTGCTGTTGGCGGATCAGGATCCAACTTTCTTAGTCAAGATAGTCCAGGCTATAGTTTGATTGATGTTATTAACGACTTTCAATGGACAACTTCTCCCAAATCTGGCAGACAGGAAGTACCAGCTTTGTTCTTGAAAGAGAAAAGATTAAAGACAAACGCCATGATGGCTCAAGTTGCTTATTATGGTCTTGCCTTGG